TGGAAGGTCAACACGCATAAGCGAAAGAGGAAAGACCTCAAGTGTCAGTCCTGCCGGATGCACCGAGCCTTGGTCATCAAGTACGGCTCAGAGAAGTGCATCCCTTGGCAAGGTGAGTTTGACAAGGCAACCCTCACCATCCCAGTCTTTGACGGCCAGCCAGTCCTACCTGGCATTAGATCTTGTGGGCACACAGACTGCACCAACCCCAATCATGTCTTAGGTGACCACTAGAGTAAACAAATCAACAAGAGATAAGGAAAAGAGATGGCAAGCATCAAAGTAAAGGGCACCATTAGCCGAGTATTTTACGAAGGCAAGGGGCTTGAAGTAGTCGAGTCTTATGAAACTAAGTCCGGCGAAACAATAAACAAGAGATACACAGTATGGCTCAAGCAGCCAGGTCTATTCGATGTTGGCGATGTTGTATCAGTTGAGGGGCTTTACAGCTCTGAGATTGACAACTGGACCAACAAAGATGGCGAAGCCAAGCAGTCAATCAAGGTCAGCATCAACAACCCACAGGTCACACCTGCCGACCCAATCGCAACTATCAAGGGCATCTTTGAGCCGACTCACTCGGAGCCAATGCCCTTTTGAGGAAAACACTCCGTTGGCTAATCCCTACCCTCACCGCTGGGTTGCTGTTCAACCTATCGCTCAACACCACTAGCCCTTTGGGTGGGTGGGGGTTAGCCCTCGGTATTCTCTACACCCTTGCTGCCATACTTGGAGCATGGGAACTTTATGGCAGAGGTAAGCCTTAGTGTTGTTGGCGATCCTGCCAGCCAAGGCAGTCACGCCATCATGCGGGGCCGAATAGTCCAGGTCAACAGCAAGAAACACAAGGCTTGGCGAAACGCCATTACCCAAACAGCCCTAGAAACCCTGCCAGCCGACTGGGAACCCATTGACGAGCCCTGTGAGCTTATTGTCAACTTCTACATGCCAAAGCCAGCATCGGCAACACGCTCATTGCCTACTGTCAGCCCAGACCTAGACAAGCTCATCAGGGCAGTCGGGGACAGCCTCACAGACTCAGGGGTGGTAGTAGATGACAGCCGGATTGTCAGGATCTCAGCCCGAAAGCTCTACGCGATAGGCATTGAGCCAGGTGCCACCATCGAGGTCAGAACCCTCAACTAGGGGTTTATTGCGACACGCCGAAAAAGGCAAAAAAACCTAAAAAATACCAAAAAAAGCCAAAAAAGGTGCTACTCTGATTACATCAGCTCAAGGGGAGCTGGTAGAGAGGCACCAAATGTATCAGGTAATAGAAATCATGAAAGCCCTCAAAGTATCAAAAGAGGAAGCAGTCCAAATCTCAGATGTTGTTGACAATGAAGCTTTGCTTGATTGGTCTGAAGCAACTGCCACACAATACAAAACTGCTTTTAGATTAGCTCAGCAGTTTATTGCCAACGGAATGAGCTGGGAATGAAGGGCTGGCTACTTACAGTCAGCATCTTTCTATCCTTTGGGATGGTGCTGGCGATTCAGCAATACAGCTTCAATCTCGGCTACCTCATCGGGGCAGTCCTACTAGCAATTCATTTCTTTGTCATCGCACTTTGGTTTACACGCAAGGGTGTCAGATGAATCAGAAACAACTTGCCAAGGTGCTTGAGGATGCAAGGCTCTGGACCATTGCCGAATACGAGGCAAAGACAACACCAGAAACCAACAGGTATCACATCCAGAAACAGATCGCCAGGTTAGAGCTACTTCACTACATCGCAGATACCTACATAGAAAAGAGAGAACATGCCCAACTACAATCCTGAACCAATCGAGTTTGCAGTCATGGACTACAACCCGAACCAATACAACTTTGGAGTAGCAAAGTCTGACGGCATCTACATGGGCAGACAGCTAATGAAGGATGAGGTGTTGCGACTTATCAAAGCTGCTTACCCTCAGCCAACCAAAGCGATCACAATCATCATTGACCTAATCGAGGGGGTGCCAGTTGATACAGATAGCCGTTTCTCAGATTCCACAAGATAAGCTCGCTGCCTACAACAAGGGAAGGCGTGACCAGCTCAACGCAACCTGGTCAATCATTGAGGCTCTACGCATCGAAGGTGTCCTTGACATTGCAACTGGACACATGATCCTCAACGAGCTACACACCATTGACCAGCGACCAAAGGTGGAGATGTGAGCGAGCTACAAGACATCATTGCAACCAGCACAGTCAGAGCGTTCAATTCTGGAATCAGACATGAGCGTCAGCACATCATCAAGTTGCTGGCAGAAACAAAAGATGAAACCCTTTGCACCTGTCATGGCTGTGAGGAATGGCTAAACGCCCTTGACTATGTGATTGCCAGGATAGAGGGAACAATCCATGACTGAATACGAGCAGGGAATCATCCAAGGCAAACGCCAAGAGCGTGAAGCCATCCTTGAATACATTGTTTATCATCCACAAGCAACACTCAATGACATCGTTGAGGAAATCAACTACCGATACAACTACGATGAGCGACTAAGACTAGGCGGTATCAAGTGGGACTCACTATTCAAGAAATCGAGCTAAGGCTTGAGCTACTAACTATTCAGCTTGCCGAACTTGCCAAGATAGTCAACGAGATTGAGGAGAGGGCAGAGTGTTTAGATCTTACGAGCGACAAGCCCTAAAGCGAAAGGCCAGTGACATCTGGCACAGAGGCTACGCTGCCGGATACAAAGACTCACACTATGACACGCTTGAGTTTTTTAGTGAGCAAGTCATCCTGGAACTAAGACAAGATGCAGTCCTAAGCATGACTGCAGACTTAGACACTTTGGAAAGAGTTGTCGAAATCATTGAGGCGGTGAGGGATGATGGGGAAACACATCGGCACGAGAGCCAGGACTAATTGGTTATTCCAGCTACGCTATTACAGATACAGGTTGCACTTTTACATCGGCAGACTTGTCAAGGCTTACATCACACGAGGCAGAAGCTAAGGGGCACAAATGCTTGAAGGATTAGAACCACCAACCAAGCTAGGATCTTGCAAGGTCAGAGAGATACTTGAAACCCTAGAGGCTAAAGATCAAGCAATACTAAAAGCAGCACTGATAGACCCACATTGGCCAACGCTTACTTTGGCTCATTCACTCAACAGCCGAGGCATCCAGATAAGCGAACACCCATTACGCAAACACAGAGCCGGAAGGTGCAGCTGTAATGTTAGAAAACCTTGAGCCAGCACCAAAGCTCAACCCACCAAAAGATTGGCGGCCAGCAGTCCAGTTCGATGGAACGACAGGCGAGGCAACCACACCACCGACCACCGGCAACCAGCCAGACTTTGACCAATTCCTACTTGATCAAGGTTTCGACCCATCCCTGATTGAAATCTACGGCCCAATCAGGACATCTCGTTGGCAACAGCGTGAAGGTGGGGATTGGCTGGTTAGCTGGCGGTTCAACTTCCGCATGAAGGCAGACCTCGATGTTGACCTGCCGACACTTTACGCACAGGCAAAGAAAACTAAGTTGCCAGTCAGAAAAGAAACCAACCAAGGCAAAGCACTTGTCATCGTGCCATCCGACTACCAGGTAGGCAAGGTAGGCAGCAGAGGCAACACCCAAGACCTAATCGCCAGAGTCTTTGCAAGCTACGAACGCATCGAGCAGAAGCTAAAGCAAGGCAAATACGAGAAGGTCATCATCCTCGATGCAGGGGACATGATTGAGTCAGTGTCAAACAAGGCAAGCATGGCTCAACTTGACAGCAACGACCTCTCACCCTTCCAGCAACAAGACCTAGCTGCTGCCTTGCTCTGGGATCTAATCAAGCTTGCTCACAAGTACGCACCTGTCACCTACGCATCAGTCGGCTCCAACCATTGCCAGTGGCGAGTCAACGGCCAAGCAGTCGGTAAGCCTGGACTTGATGATGTCGGCATTGTCATCCTGCAACAGCTAAGGCGATTGAGCACCGAGCTAGGCATGGATGTTAGCTACCTTATCCCTGACCCTTACGATGAGTCATTAGCCTTTGATGTGTTTGGCGATGAGTTTCACATCCTTGCCTTAGCTCATGGACACCAAGCTGCCCGACCCAACGGAGTACCTGACTGGCTTATCAAGCAGACCTACTCACAGGGTCCGATCTCAGCCTTTACCACCTTTGTCAGCGGTCACTTTCACCATGTCCGAGTTGAGGAACTAGCACCAGCCAGCAATGGCGGATCTAGGTATTGGGTCCAAGCCTCGACCAGCGACAACGGCAGCGATTGGTTCAGGCTAAAGGCAGGAAGCGAAAGCACAACCGGAATTGTCTGCTTTGAGCTTGAGCGTGATGTTCACTTCACCGGCACTGTTTACAAACTCTAAGTTGCAGGAAAAGAGAGAGATGAAAATACTAAACCTGTATGCCGGCATCGGTGGCAACAGAAGGCTATGGGGAGGGGCACATCAAGTGACGGCTGTTGAGTATGACCCAGCCATTGCTGCTGTCTATGCTGACCTTTATCCAGATGACGAGCTCATTGTTGGCGATGCTCATGGATACCTACTAGAGAACCACGAGAACTTTGACTTTATTTGGTCCAGCCCACCATGCCAAACACACAGCTCGTTCAGATACAACATAGGGGTCAGATTTCGAGGCACCAAGCCTAAATACCCAGACATGACCCTGTATGAGGAGATCGTATTTTTACAGCACAACAGCAAAGCCCTTTGGGTTGTTGAAAATGTCATCCCTTATTACAAGCCACTTATTGAGGCAGAGAAAATCAACCGGCACCTTTACTGGGCTAACTTCCCAATCGGTGAGTTGCCAAAGATAAAAGAGAACCTAAGAGAGATACAGATACCTGGACTCCAAGAACTTCATGGCATTGATTTGACTGGCTACAAGCTGTCAAACAAACGCCAAGTGCTGAGGAACTGTGTCTACCCAGAAACAGGCGAGGCCATACTAAACAAGGCCATTGAGTTTGCTAATCTGCCAGAAGGAGAAAACAATGAATAAAACAGACGGCATCCTTATCGCAGGTGGTGGTGGATTCATCGGTGGCTGGCTAGTCAGGTCACTACACAACCAAGGCTTTACCAATGTCCGAGTAGTTGACATCAAGCCACTTGACCGCTGGTACCAAGTCTTTCCCGACTACGACAATCAGGTCATGAATCTACAAGATGCCAACGCTTGCAAGGTTGCAGTCCAAGGTATGAAATACATCTACAACATGGCCGCTGACATGGGTGGCATGGGCTTCATCGAGCTACACAAGGCCGATTGTATGTTGTCAGTCCTAATCAACACCAACCTGCTACAAGCTGCCAAAGCAGAGGGCATAGACAGATTCTTTTACGCATCATCGGCCTGTGTCTATGCTGCCGACAAACAAGAAACCCCTAATGTACCTGCACTCAAAGAATCTGACGCTTACCCTGCTATGCCAGAGGATGGCTACGGCTGGGAGAAACTATTCAGCGAACGCATGGTCAGACACTTCCAAGAGGACTACGGCATTCAAGGCCGCATCGCTCGATACCACAATGTCTATGGCCCAGAGGGTACCTGGCAAGGGGGCAGAGAAAAAGCACCTGCTGCTTTATCACGCAAGGTTGCTGTAGCTGTCCTAACAGGTGACCACACCATTGACATCTGGGGCGATGGGGAACAGACTCGCTCGTTTACTTACATTGACGATGCCATCTACGGTTCAGAGTTGCTATTCAACTCAGACCTAGACCAGCCAGTCAACATTGGATCAGATGAACAAGTGTCTATGAATCAAGTCGTTGACATCCTTGAGGACATCGCCGACATTGACCTAACACGCCAGTATCAGCTCGATGCACCCAAAGGTGTGAGGGGCAGAAGCTCAGACAACACCTTCATCAAAGAGCAGTTAGGTTGGGCACCAAGCATTACCTTGCGACAGGGATTAGAGAACACCTACCGCTGGGTGTATGACCAACTACTAAAGCAACCCTAAGTTGCCAGAGATGAGAGAGATGACTTACAAAATACTTCTAGGCAACAACCTAGACATCCTGCCCACGCTACCCGACAACAGCGTTGACTCAATAGTCACCGACCCACCATACGAGCTTGGCTTCATGGGTAAGAAGTGGGACTCAAGCGGTATTGCTTATTCTGTTGAGCTCTGGCAACAATGCCTAAGAGTGCTAAAGCCAGGCGGACACTTACTTAGCTTCGGTGGCACTCGTACTTGGCACAGGGTTGCAGTAGGTATTGAGGATGCTGGGTTTGAGATCAGGGACTCGATGGCTTGGTTATACGGTTCGGGATTCCCTAAGTCGCTGGATGTCAGCAAGGCGATTGACAAGCAAGCAGGTGCCGAGCGTGAGGTGCTAGGTCGCAACCCAAACTCTAGGGAACAAGCAGGAAAAAAAAATACCTTGTATGAGTCCGGCACAGTCGGCAAGACAGCTTATGAAACAGCACCCTCAACACCAGAAGCTCAACAATGGCAAGGATGGGGAACAGCACTAAAGCCAGCCTTTGAACCAATAGTTGTAGCTCGCAAACCCATCGAGGGAACAGTTGCCAACAATGTCCTCAAGTGGGGCACAGGTGGGCTGAACATAGATGGCTCACGCATCGGATCAAGAGATAAAGACGAAAGCGGATGGGCTAAGACAGGCTCAAAAGCGTCTGACAATGTTGCCCTTGGTAGGCAGTACGACAGAGAACCAATCAGTGAGATTGGCTTAGGTAGATGGCCAGCAAACATCATCCTTGACCCTTACACAGCAGAGCTACTAGATGAGCAGAGTGGGCAAAGCACTAGCAAAATAGGCAAGCCAAGAGGCACAGAGAAAAAAGGCTTATTTGCTAACAGCAATTACAACAAGGTTGGGACTGAGCACAACGATACAGGCGGAGCATCAAGATTCTTTTATGTTGCTAAAGCCTCAAAGCGTGATAGGAACGAAGGGCTTGATGAGCTAGACCCTCAGCGATATAGCGATAGAGAACTTACCGATGGTGTTGGTGGAGATAACCCACGCAACAGAACTAACCAAGCCAAGCAAAACTTCCACCCCACAGTAAAGCCAACGACACTAATGGAGTACCTAATCAAGCTGGTCACCCCACCAGGCGGTGTAGTCCTAGATCCCTTCACGGGTTCAGGCTCAACCGGCAAGGCAGCAATCTTGCAGGGCTTTGACTTTATCGGGATAGAGATGACCGAGGAATACTTGCCAATCATCGAGGGCAGACTAAAGCACGCAGAGGCCTTAGTTGCCGAGGCTAAAGAAAAAGACAAAGCAAAAGAAAAAGAGGTGCTATTTTGAGTCCTGTCTATGACTACAAATGCTCAGACTGTGGCATGACCCTAACAATCATCAGAGGCATAGCAGACCAGGAACACAAACCTATCTGCATCAACTGCCGGAAGGTAATGCCTAGAGCCTATGACTCGGCACCTGCTGTCACCTTCAAGGGTGAAGGCTGGGGTAAAGATTAGAATCTTCCCTAAGCCCTGCCTCAAGTGCAAGGCAATCTTTACAGCTAGGTCAGAG